GTAGGTGGTGTACCGGCAGCATACAGCTGGGTCACCTCTTGCTGGGCCTGAGCCATGATGGCCTCAACCTGATTTGGAGGCAAGTCAGGAATCGCACCGGGCTTGATGGTCCAAGGCTTCTCATCAGAAGCAGTTACTAACGTGTCGCGCAACCAGCTCGATGCAGCACGGCATTTGTTCGATGTCAACATCATGTAGATGGTGGAACTGCCTTGCTCCCGAAGCTGAGCGAGCTTATCGGGGTCATACTCGCCGCGACGTGCGCGAACGGATTTGAGCATTTTGATTTCTGAAGTCTGCTGCTTCGCCATCATGGAACTCATCCATGTCTTGCGAATGAAACCGGCGAGAGCTTGAACTACAGGCTGCGAGTTCTGCTCTTGCGCCTTAGCTCGTTGCTCTTGTTGCAGCGCCTTCAGAGATTTGATCGTGACCATACCACCCGTGGTAACAGTACCCGGGGCGTTTGAATTGGTAATGTTCAGGCCAAGTTGCATATGTGCGTCACTTTGTGCGAATGGGATGTGTAATGGTCAGCGTTATATCAGGTCCACACGTAGTTGGATTTCTGTACTACGACTGCCTTGCGGCCCCAGACATCGCCTGTGACGTTTCCATCAGCGTGCAGACACGCGTACTGATGGGCATCTGCAATGTGGGAGTGTGAGTTTTTCTCGGGCTTATCGTCCGTCTCACCGTTCTGACGGATTTTATACCTATATCCGCCTCGAAGTGCAGCAATTAATTTTGTGCAGCTCGGGTCGATCAGATGACCGGGTTTGCCATCAACTGTCCGAGTAAGCATCGAATCGACCGCGTTGACGCGGGCCACCACGCTGTTCGTACGCGCTGGAATGACTCGGAACCCCTCTTGTTTCAGAATATCGAACACCGAACGCTCATCAGTCTGAGCCCGCTGTTGGCCAGCAGGGTCACCAATAATCAGCACGTTCATGCCCGGGAACCGGTTAGCCAGCATGGGTTTGAGCTTCTCACGGCAGAACCGCAACGTGCCCATACCCTCTGAGGTCAGATCAGCGAAAGTGAGCAACCGGCCCTGCGCGTCAACTTGGTTGATCGTGCATGCAGGTGTGAGCCCGAAGTCCATCCCGATGATGAGCGGGTGGGTCTGGAGCTTGATGTGGTTCAGAGTCTTCTCTGCCACATGGGTCTCTTTGTCAAACGCCCTGAACACCGGCTGGCCTGAGAGCGAGCGGCCAAACTTGCCGTGTACGTAGACGTCAATCCAGTCTTCAGACTTGCCTTCACACAAGTTCTCGTAGTAGCCGTCAGGCAGGAACTGCACCCAGTCCGCTTCCTGCGCCAAGCCGCTAGGCTGCATCGTGACGTGCATGTTGTCGGGCGGGTCGTTCAGTAAGGTCTCCCAGAACGTGTCAGCGTCCGGTGGGTTGGTAGCGCCCCACACCTTGTGAATCTGCTTGCCGTTGTCATCGCAAGCGCCCACACCGTTCATCGTCTTATCGGGATAGCGACCAAGACGACCAGTAAGAGCGTTGTAAATGTCAGGGTTGATTTCTCGAAACTCGTCCATGACGCCAAAGGTGAGCTGGAGGGAAAGAAGACGTCGAGCATCATTAGCATCGTCCAACCCACGAAATAGCACTTCGCACTCCACATCATCAAACTTGAGCAGAAACTTAGAGTTCGTTTTCTCCAATATGCCAGCTTCTCCATCTGGATACCACTTCAAAAAGTCCGGGATGGTGGTGTCCCACAACATCTGACGGGTGTTACGAATGACAGCACAGCGCGAACGACGGATGCCGTCCGGCCCTGCCTTGATGCGCGCAGCCTCGTAGCCGATCTTAATCAGCGACGCGGTTGTCTTGGTAGAACCCACCGGGCCCACGATGAAGTTCGCGAACTTGTCCGACGTGAGGAATGGGACCACCGACAGGGGTGGTGTGTAGACTAGGTTAGCCATCTATGTCGTCCATGTGATCTTGGATAAGCTGTTGTTTCACCAGCTCAAGGCAGCCGAGTGCAGTGGGGAGCATCATCGTCTCGTCGTACTTGTGGATGACCGCCAGCAGCTCGTCAACCAGCCCCTGAGAAAGATTGCCGTTGTAGTTCATGCGTCGATTGTGATTGGGGCGGGGCCCTGTGCCTGCGGGATGTTGATCGTAATGCTGAACTTCGGCGCGGCCTGTGCGCTCGAGTCCACTGCCTTTTTGTCAGGCTTCAAGCCGGCTACATCCACGAGTGAGTTGAACACGCTCAGCTTCTGCATGATCGACGTGTCATTGGCGATGGCCTGTTTGAACATCTGGCTCATCATCTCTTCAGCCATCAGACCAGCCTTGAGCCGGAACGTCATGCCATTACGCTCAAACTCAGCGCGTTGGTTCTGAACTGCATGAATGAATGGGGGCCACTGCTTGAGTCGCTCCCATTTCGCGCCCTCGAAACCGAAGCGTGCCGCGACAGAGTCAGGGTCTTCCAACCCTGCGGCGCACTCCCAGATTAACTGGGGTGGCACATCCAACGTGACATGGGCCTCGGTCGCTTGAGGCGACAGTGCAAACTCTGTGTGGTCTGCAAAGTGTTCGAGGTCGTTACTCATACTTCTTCAACCCGTCGGTCAAGATGCGTCGAATCAGTTCAGACATGGTCAGCCCAGTGCGCTCCGCTTCTTTGCGCAGTGCATCCACGACCTGCTCGGGCAGGAAGAAGTTGTAGCGTTTCATTAGTCGAGCTTCAAGTCACTAAGGTCTGGTAGGCCAGCATCCACAGGTGCTGCTGGAACTGCTTTGGGTTCACGTGGCTTACGCGCCTTCGGAGCTGGGGGCGGGGTTTCTTGCTTGAGGGCCAAAGCTTCCAACTGGGGGCGGCCTTGGTCTTGGATTTTGCGCATCAGCGCATTGACCTCGTCATATGTGTATGTAGCTTGACGCGCCGCTTGGAACATTACAAATGCCATGTCGATCTCAGCGACGGTCAACTCTAGTTTGAGGGTAGGGGTAGTCATATTATTTTTTGCCTTTTTTAGCGTAGGTGGTTGGGCTCATCTTGCCGGACTTGATGGCCATGGCAGTCTTCTTTGATGGTTTGTCGCCTTCAGCTTTTTCTGACTTCATGTACTGGCCAACGGAAATCTTGCCGGACTTCAGCGCTTTGGCTTCGCCCATCTCTTCCTTCTTGGTTTCCTTGCCTTTAAACAAAAAATCTGGTTTCTTAGTAGCCATGGTGGTACTCCGTTTGGTTGATGACGTGTGTATGGTACACACATTTATGGTGTACAGCAATAGGTAAGAAGCTCGCCTGCCAATTCGTTGAGCCTTAGTCTGAAAACCGGAAAATGACTAAGTTCTCCATCCCCATTACGCCGGTTTGACAGCTGCACGGTTTTAAGTTTACAACGCGGCGCTTTAAGTTTGCAACGTGTGTATGTTATGGGGTTTTATAGCTGGGAAAAATAATTGGGTGTGGCGAATGTGTGTATATGGTCAAAAATGACCTTTGTTGCGTGTGCGATACGTAAAACAGGCGGGTGGCCCCTCGTGTCCGTGTCCCTCTCCCCACCCCTCCCCCGTTGTATTGTCGAAACCCCTAGTGGGTAGTAAGTAAGACATCGAAACGGTTGTATTGCTGAAACCTAATGTGAAGGTATCGCCCTTTACTTAACGCTCTTTAAAAACGTGCTATCGGTTTGTCTATGTGCTTTGATGTGCCCCCGAAAGGCTGGCGTATCCGCACAATGTGATGGGCTTATAGCATGGGGCGAATTCATTAAAAATTCAATATAGGAAACCTTGGGGCTTACAACCCAAGATGGGCGCGAAATAGTCGAGGACGCCCTGACGCAAAGCTGTTTAGAGTTGCGTGGAGTCAGCGGTTGGATGGGTACGTGGCTTATACAGTTGGGCGAGAGCTTGGACTAACTGTGTCGGTGCGTTATCAGGGGTCAACTGTCAGCCACGTAAACGTGTAATAGTTAATCTGCTTGGTGAACCTTGGGAACTAAACCATCGAACGCCATACGACCGTGGAAAGACACGGCACAGTACCGCCAACTGATGGGCGGTGAGGCACGTAAGCGAGCGCCAAGAACAGCAAGGCTCGCGCAATCCCTTAGTTTATGAGACTAGGGGGCTTTATTGTGTGTACTTAATTCTGAGTTCACACAACGAAGCTAATCAAATCTGGAGTATTTTCATGACAAACGCAATTTCTATCTTCTCAACTGACAACTCTGTGGTGAACTACACCAACAAAAAGGGTGACGCGTTCAATATCTCAACTGAGGGCGCACTGTTCAAAGGCGGTCAAGCCATTGCCGCGCTCAAGGATGCAGCCATGTTGTCTGCGTACCACAAAGCCGAAGCTGGTCGCTATCGTGCCGCGTCTGATATTGTCAGTGCCGCGTTCCCTTCAATGGCCAAAGCCTTCGAGAAATTTATCGGTGTCGAGCCTTGGTCGTCTAAAACCACAATGACTTTGTATCTTGATAAGGTCGAAGCCATGCGCCCAACTAATGAGGTCAAAGGCTTCAGCAAAAAGCAGAATGACGCCAAGCTGTTCATCAACACTTTGCGCCAAGTAAAAGCACTGGCTCGTGCCGAAGACAACGCCTTCGTTGTTGAGGCTTAATGTACTACTGTGTGTAAACACAGGTCGAATTTGCTGGAATTGTCCAAAAGGCAAACCAGCAAATTCTCCAGCAAATTCAAGGTTTGGCTTAACCATGCGGGTTGCCAAGGGTGAATTTTACGATTTTACGATTTGTTATGTATTTTGAGTCAGAAATATTATAGAGAGAGACAGTCTGCTAAGTGTGTAACGCGGCGCGTAATACACATGGCTCTCTACATATCTCAAAAGGTGTCTGACCCTCTGGAAAACCCAACAAATTCACAAATTCAGTATTACTTTTTCAAAAAACCTAGTGTTTATGCGGGTCTCAATGTAGTACTCAATTTGCTGGTTTTATCCGCCCTAATTTTTTCCAACAAATTCGCGTAGAAGAAAGGTTACATCATGTGGACAACCCTCAAACTCAACCCAAACACACGCCCTAGCGGATACGTTTGGTGCCAAACCCGTTTGGATGTATCGGACAACCTGACTGACGCCCAAATGTTAGCCCACGCAACTAAAGTATTCACGACAGATAGAACCCTCAATCGTCCTGAGTTACTCAATCACCTCATCAACGGCAACTTCATCATCGAACGGACACCAACATGACTGACCTCATCTTCTTGAACGACCTCACGCCTACACAACTTATGTGCCTCAATGCAACCTTGGCCGCTTGTGTGGACGGCTCCGAGTTCAGCTTCATCTAACTACTTAGGGACAACATCATGTCATTCACTAAAAACCAAGCCGTCATCCTGACCATCATCGCTATGTGTCTCGTGTTCTTTGGACAACTGACAGACGGCACCCTTTCCACAATCGCATCAACCATTGGCGGCTTACTTGTAGGGATAACCCTTACAGCCGACACAGCGTCCGAAGTACCCGACAACCTCAAGGACTAATCATGCTGATGCACTTACTCATCCCAACCAACACAAACGACCAAGCACTCGACCTGATGGACGACATGGATACATACGTGCTCGACCTGCCTGACCAAGAAGTAATCGCCGACAGCTTGGACGAAACCATCTTGCAGTCATACCGTGACATTTGGTCATGAGTGTCACCTATCACGAACGCCCACCGTCCGACACCTGCGGGATGAACTTGGGGGATTACCTCGAGCTCATGGTTATATACACACTAACTCACAGGTTAGACGACGACACCGTGGCACAGCACCACGAAACAATGGCAAGGCTGACGGGTATCCGTGAGCGCAACACGCCTGACACCATCAATGCGGCAATCCGCTCATTCCATAAGACAAGGAAACAGCATGACCCGACATACACACCGAGGCGTGAGGGCCTCCCTTTGGGCTGACGATGGATATGGCAACCTGAGCCGTATCACATACACAC